TCTGCAATAATTTCGTCTACTGCAAAAGTTTTGTCGAAAGTAACTGTGCCTGAAGTTGTATTGGCCATTAGTTACCCTCCTATGTAGGTGTCTTAATAAATTCTGCTATTGCTGTGTACATGTTGCCAGCGTCAGCGGCTGCCGCTACAACAAAATTAATATCACCATTGGTATTAGCATCAGTGCTTGGTGGCAATCCACCAAACTCTCTAAAATCCCAATAGGCTGCGCCAGTTAATCCTAATAAAGGTCTATCGCCGTCAGAATCTTCAAAATCTAAACGCGCAAACGAATCAAAACCATTTCCTGGAGAACATGAAAACCATATTCTTTGTAAGGTTCCAAGTGATGCAGCGCCATTAACTAATCTAGCTGAAGAATCAAAAAATACTGTTGTGCTGCCGTTTCCGTCTGATTCAACAACTATTTTTAGTGTTACTCGTTTGTCATTTTCTTGTAGGACTTCTGGTCCTGTTACTACGTCTGCCATGTGTTTCCCTCCTTAATTAAGAAACTGTGGGGCCGAAACCCCACATTAATTATTTATTACTTAAGATTTATTGAACCAACATTCGCTGCAAGTCCATCAATGATGTCGTGTGCAAGGAAAGCTAGTGCTGCTGTAGCTGAAATACAAGTCACTTTAAAACTTGAACCCACAACTGCGTCTGCATCAAAACCTATAGAATCATTTGCATCTGAAATTCCTACGTTGTCACCATCACCTTTTGGTACACAACCTATAATTTTTTCAGATCCATTAGTAATAATGTCTACATCATTACCTGCTGTACCTAACATTACAAAATGAAAAGTAGACCCTACACAATCAGCTGCTGCTGGAAGTGATAAACTTGCTGCACCATTCATTGCAGGAAAGGTTACAATAGATCCTGATTGTGCTGCTGTTAACACTGTACCAGAAGTATAACCTGTTACGATTGTTACTGTTGGGACAACAAAAGTAGTTGTTCCTGTGATTCTAGATGTACCAGTACCTGAAATGTTACCGCTTGCATCTATATCAAAGTTAGTTGTTATTGCACCTGTTGCTGCAGTTTTAGTAATTTGTTCAAAACCACCTTCTGCTCTTACTGGGCCGTTAAATGTTGTATTAGCCATGTTAATATTCCTCCTAGAATATGTAAATGTAGTCCCTAGGGTTGTCGACTATACGCGTCTACATTTAAATTTATTTTTTATATAGTGTGTAATTTATATTATATTTTTTAGTAGAGTGCAAGAGACCCCGTAATAAAAGTGCGATTTCAGCGATGTAGCTTTGTGTCTTAAGTAGCTACAGAAACTTGTGGAGCAACACCTTCTGCAGTGTTTTGTCTGTGAGCAATTTCAGCTTCTTCCAGCTTGATCTTAGTAATGACTTCTTTAACTTTGTCATCAATTCTGACCATTTCAAGAGTATATCTATCTTCATTAATATGCTCCTGTTGCCACTTCAACTCCAAGGACCTTTTTTGTTTGTATAGGTCTTGTATCATTTATAACCTCTTCATAAGTTATACGTTTTATCTCGTTATTATAACTGTTTCCGAGATATTCCCATTTTATACTTTTTTCTCCCAATTTGTCAAGTATTGATTCTTCGACAGAAATAGCATTATCATCGGCTAAAATATTAAATTTAGCGTAGTGATCGTATGCCCATATATTTATTGTGAATTTTTTCATTGGTTTTTCTTTCTAAATTTCAATTGTGGCGGAACAATGTCCCGCCACAAAAATATTATGATTATGCTCCCGGTGATCCGAAAATACCTCTCCAGTCAGAGAACCCAAATGAGTATCTCTCTCTAGCTTTGTATCTTACGTTACCAGTTGTAAAGTCGCCTTCCATAGATGTTTTCATAGGTGATCTAACGAAATGTTTTAACCCATTAGGCACATCTGTTTTGATGAAAAACGCATTAGTATCAGTTAAGTAATGATTTATTACATAACCTTGAGGGATCATTCCCATATTACTTAGTGCATTGATATCATTATCAGCTGTTCCAACTCTATTGGCAGTTTTCATTAATCTCTCAGCTGTAAATTGAAGCGCAGAAGGAACAATCATTTTCATTCCTTTAGCCGCAATTTTTAGACCTCTTTCGTCAACCATTGCAGCGATGTCTATTAAAGACTGCTCCAATGATGTTTCGTTAAGATCCGCTGGAGTAGTTAACTCATTCTGATCAGTTCCAGAAACGATAGGGTGATCTGTAGCACAAAGTGCTTTTCCATCTCCACCGTTTTCAGTTCCGAAAGCGTTGTTTAACACATTAGCTGCTTTCACTTGTTTAGTGTTAGCCATTGATCTCGCTAAAGCTTTTGTATATCTAGACGCTAGTCTGTCATACAGGTTATCCTCAATCGCTTCTTCAGTGATTGCGAACGCTAAAGCAAGCGTTTCATGTGTGTAACGAGCTGAGAAAGTTTCTTGTGCATTGTCAAATGAAACTGAAGTTCCTTCAGCTTTAGTTGGTGCATTTGCGAAACCGGATAACATTACTTCTTCTTCAAAAGCTCTGTCACTATTTTCTGTATCGAAAATTTCCGTGTGCTCGTTAGCATAGTTGTTGTATTCCAAGCCGAATAGTGCATTCAAACCTGGCTCTAGTTCTTTAACTAGTTGTCCTCTTGATATAGCCATATTTTATTCTCCTATCCTGCTATTATACGCCAGTTGCGGTCATATAGAAATGTTCTGCAATGATCACTTTAAAGTTACAATTAGCTGATGATAAATCGCTATTGTCTGGATCGTCAGAAACTCCGATAATTCGCAAGTTGGCTGTTGTTGTTGATTGAGTATCCGTAATTTCAGTTTTAGAAACGAAATGCGGTGTTACACCTGCGCCAACTGCAATATCAGCGTTTGTGAAAACGTCGAGTTGTTGAGTTGCGCCTGATGCATCCGATTGTATTTCATAAACTTGATGCGGATCGTCAGTAATAAACGCTTTGATATCAGTAGCTGCGTTTGATGCAACTAAGTGATTAGCAAAGGTTGGTTTACTTGTTGAAGCGTCAGTGAAAAACACACCCTGACAAGAGCCTAAAAGGACTCCATTGCTAGAAGCTGCACCTATACCAACAGTTCCTGCTGCTAAAGCGATCATAAGATCGTTTTGCGCAAAAGCTGATGCACATGCTGCTACTTCATATTCAGTGGCTGCGTTATTGTCTGCTGACGATCCAATTTTGCCTAGGGGTTTTAATCCAAAGGCTGCGTCTTGGTTTGCCATATTATTTTCTCCATTTGTTTACCAAAGGTAAACGGTTAATTTAATTCGTTGGCAAAAATTACTAAAAAATTAATTAGTCTTTTTTTGTACCACCGAAGGTTACACGGGATTGTCTATCAATATCGATAGGCATTCCTGGGTGCTGCTCCTTCATAAGGTCGTTATTGATCGCTTCGTCTTTTTCTTTTGTAAGTCTATCGAAATATTCCTTACGCGATTTAACTAACTCTAAAGATATCCTAGCCAGCAATAGGCCGCCAACTCCGATCACTCCCTTGTATTTTCCGTCACTAACCGATGGATAGTCTGTTTCAGGGTATTGGTCAGCTCTCACTAATTCATAACCTGATCTTAACATAGCTGACATGTTTTTTGTATCGTCAAAACCCATTGATTCAGCTCTTATCCATCTATGATGAAACCCATCTGGTGCAGGGGGTGCGTCTAAAGATGATGGTGGAGTCCAAACTTGTTTTTTAGTTTCTTTAACTCTAGTCTGACTCGCACGGGAAGTTTTTATTATAGTATCTGTACTCATATGCTTATGCCTCCTTCGTGATTTTTAATTGTTTCGCATACTCTTCTAATGGCACACCTAATTTTTTAGCAATTGCTACCTGTGATGATGTGAGTCTCACAGTTTGGCGACCAGGTTTAACGCTCCGCGTAGCTGACGCTACAGTTTGAGTAGGTTTAGTCGAGTCCTTTGTTTCAGTATTACCAAATTTATGCGGAAAGTCAAGACGCATTCGTCTATCTATCTCAGCGTAGTAATCGTCTGAATGTGGGTCAAAGCCTTCTTGTTTAGTTAGCTTCTCATGTAAATCAAATGCAGTGTATGTCATTGCATTATCTTTACCAAACCAATCGTTGTTATCAGCCCACGCTTCTGCTTTTGGATCAGCAGGTGGTGCTTGAACGGCTTGGTCTAATGTTTTTGGTGCAACTGGTGCTGCTTGTGCTTGTTGTTGGTATCTATTTTTAAGTGTATTAACTTTAGATTCCTCAACACCAATTCTAGCAATTTCTTTTTGAGCATTAACTTCAGCATCAATATCACCAGCTTCTCTTGCTCTTAATAATTGTGCTTTAGCTGACTCAATACCATTTTTTAATTTACCTTCCATAGCATTTACATAGCCAGGTTCAAGTTTAGAAACTTTTTGTTTTAATTGTTCTAATTCAACTTGACCTCCTTTAGCAAATTCTAAAGCAGCTTCTCTTTGTCTTTCTGCTTCACGCCATTTTTTAGTAAGTTTAGAAATTCTTTTTTTAACTCCCTCACTATATTCTTCCAGTTCTTCTTTTGGTTCTTCAGTTTTTTTTTCTAACTTAACTGCTCTTTCGTTTTCAAAAGATTTATCTTCTGCTGGTGCTTTTGGTTCTTCTTTTATTTCTTCAACAATAACTTCGTCTATTGGTGCTTCTGTTACTTTTGTTTCTTCTAATTCAACATCTGCACCGGGTCCCGATGTATCGATGTCAACTAGGTCTTGTTTATTGTTTTCTACGTCTGGCATAGTTTACTCCTTCTATGATTATATATTATGCAACACTGCTTCAGGATCTTTTATAGTTCCTAAAACCTCGTCGTCGTTTAATAAACGAACTTCTCCGCCTTCTATTGGTAATCTTGATCCTGCATATCTTGCAAAAATAACCCAATCACCTTTCTTACACCAAGGTCCTGTTGGAAATTTTTCTTTGTCGTGATAACACAATGGTCCAACCTTTAAAACATAACCACAGTTTGTAGCTATTCTTAATTTTTCTAAAGATTCTTGTGCCATAATTATGCCACCTTTAGTTTTCTCTTTCGGTGTGAAAGGTAAAACTAAAAGCCTGTAACCAGATGGTTCTGGTAACTGGTCTTTTACGTCTTTGATGTTTTCTGGATTTAATGGTTCTTTTTCTGCAACCATTTCTTTTGTTTCTTTGTATTTTTCTTCGAGGGCGTTCCTATGTTTTGGAACTTCCTTCGTTGATGTCGATAACTTTTCCGTGCTCATTTTTTTGCTCCTTTTCTTCTAGCAGGTTAGAGATTTCCTGTAATAGATATTGATATGTTCTTGCTTGTCCTAACATATATTGATATTTTTCCATATTGTCAACACCTCCACTAATCATGGAGTCACCAACTCTTTGTAAGCTGTCTCGCATCATTTTTTGTAGCTTTGATACGACTACTAACGGATCCATCATGTCTATGCTTTTGTTGGTTTGTCTTTTTTGCCATTTACCATAGTTTTTAATACTTTAGCTTGGCCTGCATGTAATTTAGAAGCTTTGTTTAAACCTTTAATTACTTTTTGTATTTTTGCTTTTTTTGTCATATTAACATTTCCATTTTCTAAGTGCTTTAGATAATCTATCGTCACCTGTGTTGTTACTTGGTTTTTGTCTCTTTCTCATACCTTTCATTCTAGCGCAGAATGATTTTTTTCTTGCTCCACCTTCTGGTTGTGGTGCTTTTAAATCTGATCCTGGATTAGCTGCTTCATAAGACTTACGTCCTTTTTCATTCAGTCCACCAGATTTAGATTTACCTTCAGATCTAGTCCACGCAGGAGAACCACCTCTTTTAAGAAGTATTCTACTTACGCCCCTAGACTTTAACATTACGCTTTAGCTGTTTTTGCTGCTTGTTTAAATTGTTTAGCAGTAGGTCTTCCTTTATCTCCAGCTTTTGCCATAGTTTCACCTGAACCTTCTTTGATTCTTTTTTGCTTTGCGTGAATGTTTGCGTAAAGTCCCCCGCCGCCAGCTTTATTTACTCTGCCACCGTCACGGTAATTTGCTCTTTTACTTCTTCCTTTAATTTCTTTTCCAGGCATTATACTTTACCACCTTTTTTCATTGCTCTTCCGCCACCAGCGTAAGCTATTCCACC